TAGACCAGTCGATAAATTCAAGCGGCAAGGTGATAATGACCCTCGACGAGGAAAAGAACCTTGACATCGTGGATGTTCAATTCTATGGCTACCACCAGACCAAGAAACGCTGTTTCGAGACCGACAACATACATATCAGGCACCTGCCGAAGGACTGGACCAAGATTGGCCTTATCCACCGAATCTCGTGGATTACCAACTACCTCATGGAGGACATCGAAGGAGTCAAGTACATGTCGATGGAAGACTTAGCCTACGGTAAGTTGAAGCAGAAGAAAGTCGATACGAACTCGATTCTCCAGCTTGCTCAGGTGGCGGGCTCACTCAAAGTGGCCGCTTTCGACCGTGGAATTGGCGTAATCGCCTACAACATCGACCAGAACAAGAATTTCGCAACGGGAGACGGCAAAGCGGGCAAACCAGCAATGTGTCAGGCTTGGGAGGAAATGTTCCCGCAATGGTTCCCCGAAGAGTTCAAGGACAACTACCAATCGCCAGTGAACGATATCGCCGACGCATTCTGGCTCTGCGAAGTCCTCAGATGCCACATCAAGTACGACCGTGGGTACGAACTGGACTCCACCACCAAGGGCCTCCTCGAATTTTCCACCAGCAGCAAGCATGGAAGCCTTGTCGAAACCCGTATGGAAATCAAGGAATAAAGAAAAAGCCGTTTGAAAATCAAACGGCTTTCTTAATTCTTACAGCAGACTAGATGTTAACTCGGTTGCCCCATTCCTTAATCTTTCCTGGATTCCATGCGTCAAAAATTGACTTTCTCGGTGAACCCGTAAGATAACCTGTTATTCTTCTTACACGAATGATATATTTTTCTAACATATTACCGCACTTCGGGCAGCGTCCGTTGATTACTCCGTGGAAACCACAAATCGTACCGTCTGCTTGCGGGGCAATGCAGGTGTCGGAATCCATCGTAACCGTGAAGTAACCCATTCCAGCCTCGTACATGGCATTCATCGCCTGTTCGACACCTTCAAGATTCTTGCTGAGGTCACCATCCATCTTGTGATAGAATATGTGCCCAGCGTTGGTAATCTTGTGGAATGGTGCTTCCCACTTGATTTTGTTTGCAAGCGTTGTCTTCAGGTCGAACGGAAGCATGTGGGAGTTGGTCAGGTATCCTTTGCCCCACAGCTGATATCCGAAATCGGTCCAGTACTTGACGCCAATCTTCTGCTTGGAGACGGAGTCGATGATACCCCACTTTCCATCATGGCAGTATTCGTAGTTATCAACGTAGGTAGACTTGTTTTCGAGAACGACCGCATACGGGACGGCAATCTTGTTACCAGTAGCGATGTTACGTACATTGATACAGGTTTCGGCATCTTCGATATCGAAGCTATCCTTTGTAAACAGTTCGTCTTCCAGGACCTTGTTTCTCATGAACTGGTGCATGTCAATGTTGCAGAAGCGTCCGCAAACTGCTTCAGCAGGCGTTGCAAAGCAGGACCAGTTCATGTGGGTTTCCTTCTGGGTCTTGTCACAGAAGTCACGGATACGCTTAATCATGTTGTAGCCAATGTCGAACACGTCATCGTCCTTACCCCAAGTCTTTCCAGTAAGGGCGAGAACCGCTTCGTACACGCCGATGTAGCCGATGGAAAGGGTGCCCTGGCGGAGAACCTCTTCGATAGTGTCATGGATGTCATGAACCTTGTCGTCAGACGTGAGATACAATCCCTGTTGCATCGTGAACGGGAAGTTCTCGTAGGTTTTCTTGGCGATGACCTGGAAACGGTCTTCGAGTGACTTCTTGGCGATGTCAAGCATACGGTCGAGCTTTTCGTTGAAAAGCTTGATACGTTCTTCCTTTGTGGCAGCTTCGATATGAGCCTCGACTGCGAGCTTAGGGAGGTTAAGCGTGTGGAACGCAAGGTTTCCACGTCCAACTGTCTGTTCAGGGCCGTTAACGTTGCCGAGCACACGGGTGCGGCAACCCATTGTGGAAACAGTGCTTTCGGGGATGATGTGCTGGAGACGGCCATTGCAAATCTGCCAGTATTCTCCATCAACCAACACTTCCCAGCGAGGATAGGTGTCATTTTCGGAAGCAACTTCACCATACCTAGCAACACGGTCTCCACCAATCTTCTTGACGATTGTGTCGTCGGTCAGTTCAAAGTCATCCTTGTAATCGTAGCGGATGTACGGGGCATTGAAATCGTTGTCAACGCCGACAGCGTTCGGGTAGAAACGGCGTGCGAGACATGCGATGCCAGCCTTCTTCAAGTCATAGTTCGGGTCTTCTGGAAGGTAGGACACACCCTTCATGTACTTGATAATGAGAATCGGGAAGATTGCAGTTAGTCCGTCACCGAGTCCAGCCATCTGTGCTGCGATAAGGTTGCTGGAAACGAGACGACCGCAACGAGAGGTGTCAAGGCCGAAGTTCAGAGAGCTGAACGGGACCTGGTTTCCAGAACGGGACTGCAACGAGTTGAGGTTGTGAACAAGGCCTTCCATTGCCTGATAGGTGTCATCCTTGGTCTTGATGTAGGCCTCTACCACTGCCTTCCTGTCGTACTTTGCAACGACATCTTTGAAGGGGAGGTTGAGGCTGAGGCCATCCTTAGCCATCTGCTTGCGGATGGCGTGGGCTTCCTTCTTGATGGCCTTGTCGATAGCGGCATTGTCGATATCGTCGAATGATTCAAATTCGAGGCTCTTCTCGGAAAGCACCTTGTTGGACGCGATAATCCAGGAAAGATTCTTCTTGAAGGACATATCCACGTAAGGAGCGAGTTCGAAGTCGAGGTTGGCGGAAGCGATGCCACCGAACTGCTGGTTGGATTGAAGCTGCAGGATAACAGCGGTAATGGATGCTGCCGACTGGATTGACCTTGGCGAGCGGATGAAGCCCGTACCAGAGTCGAACCCTGTCTTCAACAGCTTGCCGATAGGCGCAAACAAGCAGTTGAATGTGAGGTCGTACAAGTTCAAATCATGAAGGTGCATGTAACCCTTTGTATGAAGCTCGGCAATGTTCCTGTCCACTACATTGAGTAGGTTGTAAGTCTTGTTGGTCTCGGATGCGATTTTTCCGTATGCACCAGCTGGTGTGCAACCAGATTCATTTGCGTTGTCACGGAGGATGTTGGAATTTTTAAGGTCCGCCGCCTTGATTTCCTGTATGGTGCTGATAATCTTGCTCTTGGATTCACGCTTGCGAGTTCTCTCGGCACGGTACAGGATGTATGCCTTGGCGACTTCCTTGTACTTGTCCTTGGACATGAGTACATCTTCGACAATATCCTGAATGGTCTCGACGCTTACCGTCTGCTTGTCAGTAGATGCGTCAAGACTGTCGCAAACCTTGTCAGTGAGGGTATCAAGTTCCTTTTTACTTAACTGTATTTCCTTGTCAAGGAAGGCACTCGTAATTGCGTTGGAAATTTTAGTGGGATTGAACTTGGCACGTCTGCCATCTCTTTTAATTACGTACTTAATCATATCTATTCCTTAATGTGTGCATCTAGTTTATAGTGCTAATTTAACCATCTGCCACACTTTTCTGTTGCTTTTCAAACCTCGGTTATCGGGTGGATAAAACACAGTAAAACCTAGTTAAATCTAACTAGGCTTACTATGTGTGATGCACTATGCCTCGGACAGGCTCCCCTTGTCGAAGTACCCGTTCTTTGTCTTCATGTTGGCATACTTGATTGAATTGATGCGTTCTTCAATACGCACCGCAAGTTCATTAACAAGCTGTGCCCCAGTGGCTTCGGACAGGTAGATGATGTCGTCGATGATACCAGCGATGTGAGCATGGGTGAAGTTTGCATCGATGCACCGCTGCATGCAACTGACAAACTTCTTGTTCTTCATGCTGAACTTGGACGGCATAGGGAGGTTCTCCTTGATGTATCTCTGACTGATGACATCGTAGACAATATCAATGCTGTCTGGGTTCTTGATGTAGATAATCTTGTCTATGCGGCCAGGTCTGGACTTGATGGACGAATGCACTCGTGTCGGCTCGTTTACTGTCATGATGACAATTCCGTTGTAGGCAAGGCTGTCATCCTTGCAGTCCATACACTCGATGAACGCCGTGGTCTTGTCGGACTTGGCGGTGAGGTCCAGTGCGTCAACATCGTCGAAAACACAGATGGACTTCGGGAAGTAGTGCAGGGTCTTGAACACCTCGTGGATAGCCGTGTAGGAACTCAGAGACGAGCTGTCAACCCAGAACACAGGAAGGTCGGTAAACTGTTCCAACAGCTTCTGGATGGACTCGGTCTTGCCCGTTCCAGGGTCGCCCATGAACAGGTAACCACGGCGCCTGCCCGATTTAAGGCATTTCTTCATTTCCTTGATGACAGACTCCTTGTCGAAGTTGTTGATGTTGAACGGCACGATACGCCTAGATGTCGCCCTGAGGTCGCCGTACGGGTCAAGCTTGACGAAGTTGTTAGCAACATCCAAACTGTGCACATAATTCTGCAGTGCGACCATGAGCAGGGAACGGTAGATGTCAAAGCATCCTCCGTCGCCGTTGTTTTCCAAATTGTCGATAAGCGGGTAGTTGTCTCCGTTGACATTGATTGCGACAAGGAACGAGCCCTTTGGCGGAGTAGTCAGTAAATTGTTTGCCTTGTCCGTAGTATTGAAGTAAGAACAGTGGACGAAGACTTCTATGCCTTTTCCAAATTCCACGTCACCCGTGTATTCGAGGAGGTAGTTTACAGCTACGTCATGTCCAGGGCTCTTGGACTTCGGTTCATACTCCATCTTCTTGATTTTGAACGCACCGCTTTCTGAAATCTTCTTGATGTTCTCTGCGAACTTCCTGATGATATCGGAGTTGATGCTAACATCGTTGATGAACAGGTCATCCTCGACGCTATTGGCATGAACCCACTTCAGGATATAGTCGTACTGGTTACTGGCGATACGGGTTTCCTTCGTCAGAACCTCTTCAACGCTAGACAGGAACTTGTTTGACGACATCGTGATTTGGCCTAGGTCAACCAGCTTGCGATAAATGCTTCCCCGTGCGGTGGCATCATGCAGGACATCCAGCATGTCGGTCAGGTTGTCGTTAATCATCCCCTTGATATTTCCAACATTGTCGTGGAATACGTGTCTAACCCATTTCAGTTTGTCACGCCACCCGAACTTTTTCCATTCATCAAGGGTCTTGAAATCCACTTTAATAATCGGTGTCGGTTTTTCGTTATTAGTCGTCATAATCTTCCCCTTTTTCTCCGTCAAATTCAGGGACATCTTCTGGCGGCGGATAGTCACCCTCGTTTTCCCCGTCCTCATCTATTCGACGGTGGATTTCCTTGACGAACCCCTGTGTGAACACCTTATACGACATATAGACGGTCTTGCCAATAATATAGGCAATCAACCCGCCCATGAGGACTCGGTAGATTTTCTTCAATTTCTCCTCGTCCCCGAAAAAGTCCTTCAAAATGCCTATCAACCCAATTAACTTGGCGAGGCGATGCAATTGCGTATTGAATTTTCCCATATTGCCTCTACTTTTTACCATTAAGATACATTTTTCACCCCCAGTTCGGCAAGGGTCAATCCTCAGATTTTTTCAAAATTGTGGCCACTCAATAAACTTTATGATGAGTAATGACCAAATGAGGTATTATGGCTAGAAAAGGTAGTTTCGGTGTTGCCATCAAGATTGAAGACCGTTCAGGGTATTCTTTCATTGAGAACCCCGCCCTAATCGGCGGTGTCGTTGGCTATTCACCGAAAGGCGAATTCAACAAAATCCTGAAAATTACCAATACGGCTAATCAGGATTCTATCCTTGGACTTGGCTTCAACCAGCCCAAGTGGAACATGGGTATGTACGCTACCCGTGCCGTGCTGAACAACGGCGGCCACGTCCATTTCGTGCGTCCTTACGGCGAACAGGTGGACAAGACGGACGTTCGTAAGTCTGACTTGAAGTCTGACGCTTTCGTTGTGTGTTTCGACCGCAACGCATCCAAGAGCGACTACTACGACAAGTCCCGTACAGCCGAAGAGAACGAAACCGACGTGGTTCACACCTCTTTCGATATCCGCCACTTTGCGGCTACCCGTTACATCGCTGACGGCTTCGCAGGTTTCGGTGGAAAGCGTAAGATTAACACCACGCAGGAAACCATTGCGGAAAACTCCAACGTGGACTTCCAGTTGACCGCTGGTGAAGAGTTCAACGAGGAAGGTAAGGTCTCCGACGTTCGTTCCGACACCAACATGGTGCTGTTCGCTATCGTCAATAGCGACCCGACCGCAGCAAAGCGTGCAGCCGACCGTTACACCGCTACGGTACGCAAGAACAGCGATTCCGCCAACAAGAGGCTGGTAACGCTCGTTTGCGACTCCGTTCCTGCATTCACGGTTGGCGACGTAATCTACTTCCCTGCTTCCAACTTCGTTGAGAGCGAGAAGGGCGTGTACGCAACCGTCAACAAGATTCTTGACACTCAGGTTGTCGCCGAGTACGAAACCGAAATCGACAACGTACCGACGATGGCTACCAAGACCGCAACGTTCTTCTGCAACAACGACGATGCTACGACTGGCGTTGACTACCTCGAAGTCAAAACCGCAGTTGCAAACCGTGCTGTAAAGAAGTATGGCGAGATGAACTACGCCAAGACTAGCGGAAAGGTTGACTTCTCCAAGTTCAAGATGGGCGACGCAATCCTGTTGCGTGAACCTGACGGAGCTGCAAAGATTACCCGTGTCATAGGTCTTACGACTGTTGAAACGGTTAACCTGACCGTCGATGACACGAGAAAGACTGTCAGCTTTGTTCCGACAAAGGCTGTTCTCGAAGCTGGCGACAGCGTGACGTTCTTCTACACAGTTACATCTACCGTTGACGGCAAGAGCGTAACAACCGCAAAGAGCATCAAGGGCACGGTTGATTCCGTTACCGTTGACAACGAAGTGACTGTCACTTTGGATGCTGCTCTCGACGCTGGCGTTTCGCAGTTCACGTCTTACGAAATCACTTCCGTTGGAAAGGAAAGTTGCGACGCATCTGCAAAGATTGTGACGCTGAATGTCAATTCCAACCGTCCGCTGGTTTTGAACAATGTTGACACCAGCAAGCTTTCTTGGGATGATACAACCCCAGCTAAGCTCGTCGGCAAGTTCGATACTGAAGCTGCGGCAAAGGCTTTCATGACGACAATCAATGGTGAAGACACCGTTGTTGCAACATTCGAAGGCGTTGATGAACCAGAAGACTATGTTGGAGTCAATGTGTCTGGCCCGACAGCTATCGAAGACGCAGAAGCAACTACTAAGACTTCTAACGGAACATTTACAATTACTTCCTTTACTCCTGCTACACCTGCAGGAGAAGGTCAGGAAGCTACGCCTGCAACCGCAACAGGAACAGTAACATGGACTAACACCGATGTGCCAGCAGGTACGGCACCCACTTCTACTAAGGGTACGTTTGCGCAAGGCACTGACGGTAAATGGACTTTGACTTATGCCGCTGCTAGCACTCCAAGCACGAACCCAGGAACAGAATCTGTGATTTCTGCAAGCTACTCGGTTAAGGAAACCCATTACTACGTTTCCCTCGTGTTCCCAGAGGTTCTCCCGAAGAAGCCGTCCACCCTCAAGACTCGTGGCATGGTCGATGTCGGTACTGTCTCGGCAGACGACATTATCAAGCTCGTTAGCACTGGCGAGGAATACTATGTAACCTCTGTTTCTGGTTCTGGTGCAATCGCCATCACTGGAAAGGACGGTGCAACCGTAGACGGAGCAACCGACCTTGGTAACAAGATTATCAACCTCACCTCTACGACGAACAACATTCTCGCAGCATTCAACCGTGAAGGTTTCGCAATCAACACCTACCTTGGCAACAACGTAACTCAGATTACCGATGCTGCTGACAAGACGAAGTACAACACGACGACCACAATCGGCGTTCAAGTACCGTTCGGAACTGCCACCCAGTACGGAATCGGCGACCTCGTTGCATTCGTTCCTCAGAAGACGAACAAGGCTGCTGACGGCGATGTAATCTTCAGCAAGGACGATATCTACGAAGTCAAGAACATCAACACGTTCAAGGACATCGTGGTTCTCAGCCACAGCGGAGACATCAATTTCAACAGAGAAACTGGTTTGGCCGACAAGTTCGGTACTAACAGTGAATGGAAGTTGGTTGACCTGACTGCATCCAACGCTAACATCTGGGTAGCTGGAAAGGACGGCCTCACGTTCAACATGCTCGGTGCATACGACCTGACGGTTCCTGCAAATGTTCAGGAAGAGGACTTCCTCGTTCCTAGCGACACTCCTGCTAACGACCTGCTCAGTTTCGCATACACGGACTACAACGGCGGTGTGGTACAGCGTACCGACAAGCTCCTTGTGAGCGACGACGTTGGTGCTTCGTTCAACGCAATGGGTCTTGCTTCTGTCAAGTACGAGGATGTGAACTTCAACGGTGAGGCAAAGCAGGTGTATGTGCTTTCTTCGGAAGGCGAGGCCATCGCAAGGATGTACCTCTACATCACCTACCACTTCAACGGCAAGTCTTACGACATGGAAGGAACCATCGTTCCTTACGTCCACGATGACGGAAACCTCTACATTGGTGACGTTGCCGACTCTGTTCTCACGGACAGCGGTGCAAGGCTTCTCATCAACGACAGCGGCATCCTCGACAACTTCCTGACGAACAACGCATACGACATGTCTCAGAGCGTTGAAAACGGTCACCTCGACTCTGTTTCGACGATGCTCTCTTACGATGAACGTGACCCTGCAATCATCTACGACGCAATCTGGGAATACTCGCCAGCAAACAACAGCGACACGGCAACTCTCGCCAACGCTTGGAACCTCTTCCTCGACAAGGATGGCACTGACGTGTCTATGCTTATCGGTGCTGGTACGGGTGTCAAGAACCTGTTCAAGAAGAACCGTGAAACTCTCGACGGAACGGTTATCTCCGCAATCCTCAACGTCTGCGAACTCCGTAAGGACTGCTTTGCTATCCTTGACGGCGTAGGCGAAGCCAACATCGAAACGACCCTCCGCAAGATGATTGGCGCTCAGGGATTCGGTGTCAAGGGCCGTTGGGGTGCCATCTATGATGGACGTGGCGTCTTCTTCGACAGCTACTACACCCTCATGAACGTAGAAGTCGTGAAGTCCGTTCAGTTGGCTTCTATCATCACGGCTAACGCCGCTAACGGAATTTGGTGGTTGCCGCCTGCTGGCGAAATCAACGCTATGATTCCGACGGAATGGGGCGTAACCGAAAAGTATCCTCGAACCTTCAAGTATCCTGAAGACACGGATTCCAACATCGCACGTCTTACTGAAATCAGGGTCAACCCGACTCGTTTCAACAGCCGTGGAATGTTCATCTGGGGTGACTACACGATGCAGAAGGAAAGCTCTGCATTCGACCAGATTCATGTGGCAATGCTCTTGGCTGGCATTCACAAGATGTTCTATCACTACCTCGATAGAAAGGTCTTCCAGTTGAATACGACCAACCTGCGTACCAACATTCAGTCTGACTTGCAGGCTCAATTGGATGCAATCATGAACTCTAACCCAGCTGGTTTGTACTCTGGCACAGCAATCTGCGACGATACGAACAACACGCCTGACGTAATCGACAGGAACGAGTTGCACGTTGACCTCAGGTTGAAGCCAACCAAGACCTCTCGCTGGATTACATTGAGAACTATTGTTGAGTCCAATGGTTCCAGCAACACTCAATCCACTTCACTTTATGTGTAATGGGAGGTAAACTATGGGTATCAATCAGACTATTGATGACGAATTGAAGAAAAAGGTGTTCTTTGGCGCTGCCATCGACACCTTGGCCGACCCGTATAGAACCAGCCGCTGGCGTATGCTGATTTCCACCGAAATCTTCCACGCTTTCGGCATGGGTCTTCAGAACCACGACCAGTTCGATATTCAGGACGGTGAAGCATCGTTCGCCCTGTATGTTCAGGAACCGCCTACAATTCCCGCCGTGGAATTGCAGTCCAAGACTTTCCAGTACATGGGCTTCAACAAGCACTATCCTGTCGGTCAGACTGGCCTCGATGGAACATTCTCCATCGGTGGTGTATGTACGGAAGACATGGCTCCGTATGAAGCCATGATGGAATGGCGTAACCTCATCTACAACACGGGTGAGATGACCTTGGCTAACCGTTCCGATGCCAACTGGCAGACGAACCGTATCGCCCAGAACTCGTCAAACCACATTCACCTCGGTCTCGGACAGCAGGCCAACTGGCCTAACCCGACGGTTCAGCTGCTCCGTAACCAGACGGTGACGCTTGAATACTACGACTGGATGTACGGTGACTGCATCTTCTCCATCACGTATATCAACGCATGGCCGAAGAAGGTCGAACTTCCTAAGCCTGGAACCTACGGTGTGGGCGACCTTGGTACATGGAAGGCAACCTTCCAGTACGACAGGTTCACTATCTGGATTCCGCCTGGATATAAGTACGTCTAATCGGCGTGAAATTAACAAAGGGCAAGCGAAATGCTTGCCCTTTTCTTTTATATGGAGTTAACTAAACGCCACGTTTCCAATGGAGATAGTCCATCGTATCATCTGGAATTACAGGGCCACTCTTTGGTTCATGTGCAAGTTTACCTTCTGGAGTGACATTGATAAGCTCTTCGCCAACCAGAGCCATGCATCCCTCGACATGTTTGTCGCCAATCTGTTTAAGCGTGGCCAGATAAGCCTCACGGTTGCGGGCGACACCAATCAGCTTGATACTTCCCTTTAACGGATAATAGAAACTGACAGGGTCCATAACCTTGTTTTCAACCACAACAGGAACCCCGCCAAATTCATCCTTGAGGTTATCTATAAGTTCGCTAACAGGGTTGCTTTCGAGATACATCATGCCATCCACGATGAGTCTGTCAAGCATCCCAATTATGCCAAAATCTTCAAAAAGCACATCGCGAACCTTATAGTATTTTTCTTCGCAGGTTCCCTGACCATTGACTGCATCTGTCAGGTTACACCTGATGCACTTTAAGCTGTCTATTGTACTCTGATATTGATAAAGTGCGGTTGATACTGTCTCTTTTTCATCTTCGTCCAACAACATAGTCGTCCTCCTTTTATTCTGCTCCGCCCCAGTTAATCGGGAACCACTTTTCAACTTCATCCTTATGACAAAGGAAGTCATCAGCGGTTTCGTCGTCCCAGCACTCCTCGTGCTTGTTCCATACAGCAAATCGGTTTCCTTTGTATTCGGGCCAGATGGCAACAGGTTCGTCATTGTCAGGTACTTCCTTCTCGGTAATATGCCAGCCGCTACCGAGACAACCTTCCTTGCAATTCTTCGGAAGCATGTTGTTGTTCATGTAGGCAAAGTGGGTTACGTTGCTATCCTTGAGCATAAGGATGCCACCCATTTGACCCAATATACGGAAGCTACCTTTGATGTAGTAACCGCTGTAAATGAGGTCTGGTTCCTTGTCCGTTACCATGAACAGAAGGATTCCTTCACGAGGGGTTTCCTTACCGACCTCGTACCAGTGCATCTCGACTTGACATCTTAATTCCATATTACTTTCTCCTATACTTCCTTACCCCTATAATAAAGAAATACATCGTCGTTAGAATGAACAATCTGGACAACATCTATTCCCTTATTGTCATTGACAAAGTCGCAGCATGCGTTAGCCGTTACCATAATAGCTTCGGCTGTTCCATAAAATCGTTTAACATGAAGTTCTTTCATATTTTCTCCAAAGTGTCAAAGAGTTTAAGTGTTTTCGTAAGCTTTCCTTCATCGTATGGGAAACTTTCCGTGGCGTTGCTGCATTTCAAAGCGTACGGCCTGTCTGGATAGACATAGTACTGGTTGTACCTGTTTACGCACGATGCGCAAATTTCCAGCTTTTCATCCTTATACTCGAAATCGCAAAGCATCCGCTTATCAGGCTTGTTCCTGTTACAAAGCTCCGCCCGATAGGTCACGGATATTGTGTCCATTTTGCTTACGGATTGAAGTTCATACCCTGTGGGTATGGACTTCTTTACAAGTGTACGGACAACGGATTTCAACTTAGCTTCGGTGTACACTAACCGCTTGGCTAGGCTGCAAAAATACTCTGGGCTGTTAGGCGTAGTCATAACCAATTACTTATCCAACGTAGATGATTTTAGGTTCCTTAATCAGGCTGAGCCTGTAATTGAGATAGCATTCAAGGTCGTTAGAACTGAACGAGTAGTAGCCACCACTCTTGTAGTTCTTCAACAACGCCACATAGTCGGTAAACCGCTTCTCGGTCAGCAATGCCGTCAGAACATTGATGTCAACTCGGCACTCGTTACCCATGATGTACAAACCAGAGTAAACACCCTTTCCAGACTCGACATAGTTCACCTTGACGGAGTTGTTATCCTTAACCAATGTGTTCACCGCAAGCTTGTTCTTGTACACATCGTTGATTGCCTGCGTTCTTCCGAAGTGAACCCAATCCAAATCTGGTTTGTCCTTTCTTCCTTTCAGCAGTTCCTTCTTGTGGTGGATGAGGAAGGCTTCAACAGAGTCATCCATCGAGTCACCAAAGCGATGAGGCTTCAACAGGTCTTCCTTAGGTATTGGATGACCGCCTACATCGTACGGATAGAAACAGGTTCCCCACTTTCCAGTAGATGCCTTCAAGACAGGAATGCAGTACATTCTAGGGAGGTCATCAGCGTCGATGAACACCTTGTCGGCAAGGGTCGCAAACCCGTTCTTGACCACAACTTTTTTCGGGTAATTGCCCGATTTAATTTCACGGAGTTCTTTCAGTTCGCTCCAATTGCCGATATAGAACTTTCCACCGATGTTCATATCGGAAAGGAAAATCCTGTCGCAAGTGTTATTCAAAAGCTGGTCCAGCTCATTGAAGTTGGCAACCTTGACAGCAGCATTTTTAAGACTCTTGTCGATGCAGGTAATCATCGAGTACGTTGTGATGCCCTTGAACAGCTGCTTGTGCCCGAAGTCTATCAGGCATGAGAGATTGCCGTTTTCCAGCAGATACTTTCTGAAATTCGCACCAGATGTGGAATGCATCCAAGAGGACGGGGTTATGTACGAGAGGATGCCCTTGTCATTCAGCATCCTGATACCAAGCTCGAAGAAAGCAAGATACAGGTCGCACATCCCTTCATCAGCAAACTTGTAGTTCTTTACCACATCGTACAGCTTCCCGAGATTGTGAACACGGACGTAAGGCGGGTTGCCAACAACATAGTCCATCTTCCCGTCATAATCCTTGATGGAAAGAGAGTTGCCAAGACGGATATCCCATTTCACGTCATTTACGCCATACATTGCCGCAGTATCGTCCAGTCTTTTTTTCAACTGGCGGAAGTTCGACTTGTTCAGTTCGATTGCGTGGATGTATGTTTCAAGAGCTTCTTTCAAGCCCTTATTGTCCTTCTTGACACGGATGTGTTCAACACAGTATCTGGAAATAGCGGCAACTACGATGTTTCCGTCGCCTGCGCTGTTGTCCATGAAATGGTGTTCAAGGATGCGTTCTGCCCCGACGTACTTTGCAACATCGAGAAGCACATTCACTATATTCAGCGGGGTAAATATTTTTCCTTCTTCTTTCAATGCGTTCTTAATCATAGTTTCATTCCAGCGTTTTCAAGCACTATCGCCTTGGCGGAATTGTAATCCATGCCAAATTCTTTCATGTAGGCGGCAATTTCCTCTTTCAGTTTGGCAACACGCTCACCTCGCTTGGGGTTGTACTGCATGTTCAGTTTCATACCCTGCAACCAGTCGAACGAATGAGCCTGCTGTTTCTTCGTAAGGTGGAAGAAGCTCATCGTGTTCGTCTGGACAAGGATATCATATACCGCAGGGTCGTTTTCAAGCGCAACCTGTACAAGGTACGGTTCGAAGGTCTCCTCTTCCTCAGCAGAAACAGGAACACCCGCCATGCGGTGTCTAAGAAATTGAGAAACACTGAATTTCATACTAACCCGCCGTCTGCTGTGACATTTGAAGGATTCTGTACTTGTACAACAGGAGGATTACCTTTGAGATGTAGGCGTTTACAACCGTATATGGGTTCACCTGAAACTCGCTCATGTGCTCGTACTGGCCTGTGATGACATTGAATTCAAGTCGTGCCATCGGAGGAAGAATGTTCTTCGAAATAATGATGTCAGCGAAGTTATGGAACAGACAGTCAAAGTCCACATAGTTGTCAAGAACGAACTTACGGGCACCCAAGTCGTCACCCGCAAGAACAAATTCAACCAGCTTGTTCGTGTACTCGGTGCTAACAACTGTGATGTCACCCTTGATGGAACACTTGTTTTCAAGGAAGTTGTTGAACATCGTGGATGTCATCAGACGCATGTCTGGATAACACTTTTCGACGATTTCCTTCACAGTGAGCTTATCGACAGTACCGCCGTAAGCTTCGGTTTCTTCCTTTGCAATGGCCATCATCTTCTTGTACATGGCATTCTTCACGTCACGGTCATCCTTCGGGTAGTCGAACGACATGGAGAAACACCTAGATGCAATTGCGTCAGGAATACGGTGGAAAGCGTTACAGGTCAAGATAAAACGGATTGTGCTCTGGGTATCTTCAATCAATCCTTGAAGCTTACGATAGAACTCTTCGGGCCTGTTCGGGTGGTCGGCTTCGTCGAGAACAACGAACCTTGGAATGCCGTTAGGACATGCAAGACCTGCATAGCTTTCAATGTCGGTAAAGATGTCAGACTGTTCTCTTGCAGAGAAGAACTTGAACGACGTTCCGAGAGTCCTAGGAATTGCTTTTGATAGCGTAGTCTTACCAGTCCCAGATGCAGTCGAGTAGAACACATAATGTCCAAACGCATTCAGTTGTAATGCCGTATCAATCTTGTCCCTGATTTTTGCGGGAAGAACCATTTCGGAAACAGTTAGCGGCTGATGCTTGACAACCCACATTTCGTAGCCACCCTTGGCTACGGGAATACTTTTTTTCGGCTCTTCGGCCTCAGGAATGCTTCCTGCTAACAAATCGAGTTCGTCCATTTTACTTCTTTCCTTCTTTTTCTAGGGTTGACGGTTCTTCTATTGTAAGTTCTTGTACGTGGATGGAAGGAATCAAAGACATCTTGTTGCAGGCTTCGCCATCCTTTTGGACTACACCAGACACTTCGATGAAATGACGGCCAGCCGCCAAATCACGTTTCATGCCTTCGTAAGCTTCTATGCCCACGTTTCTAAATTCGAGCGGGTCCTTTCCGATTCGTTCAATCTTCAGGATTAGCCCTTTGTCACACTTTTCGCTCATAGCTTCTCTTTGCTAATGAACTCCGACAGGTCGGTTGGAACAACCTTGTCGCAATCCGTGATGAAATCTGCACCACCCAACGCATATAGGCAACCCTTCGCATACATCATTCCGTGGTTTCCGTTCCCGAAATGAACAAGCCTTGCCGACGAACGGAGGTACGTATCAAGTACATGGAACGAATGGTCCTTGGGAACGACTACTTGAATGCCGTGCGCATCGAGTGCGTCCTTTATCTTGGTAATATAGGATTTTTCTCCGATATTGGCAAGGAGTATTTTACCGCCAATTTTGCACAAAGTGTCGATATACTGGTCAGCCTGTTCGGATGTTCTAACCTTTCCGTAAGCCACGGTCTGGTCCACCTTATGAGGAAGCCTGTGGTAGTTTCCGTTCACTGGGTAGGTCAAATAAGTTTTACCTTCACCGAACTCGATTGTCCTGTAAACAGAAGGAATATCGTATTCAGTCTCGGAATCGTACTTGATGAATACCCTGCGATACGACCTCATCATGGAAGATAGCGAACTCTGGCATCCCCCCTCGCAGAAACCATAAAGACGGCTCACGACGTTATCCTCGTGAAACCGTACATCATGCTTTATCGAAGCGACCGCTATGGCAAGCTGGTTGTGGGCAGAATGGGGCCCGCCCGCAAGGTTCTCTTGAAATTGGCTAGTCATTCGTGATACCGTGCTTTTCGTAGAATGCCTCGACCTCTTTCAGGACTTCGGGGTATGCGTCTTTTTCAGTGACATAGCTTTTAACGAAACTCTTGACCATATCTGGGCCATCTTCCGCCAACACCTCGGTGAGAAACTCTGTCATCGTCGGGGTGAGCGTCTGCAGGTAGTAAATCGACGTGTTTACGTTCAGGCGAAGGCTCGGGCCAACGATAAGGGTGGCATCTCCCTCGATACCTCCTCGTGCGGCAAAGTCCTTGTAAACATCATCAAGAGTTGTTTCATGAGACAGATAGCGCTTGAATTCATCGTCAGTCATGCGGCGAATCAGAGAGCAATAAGCCCTGTTCTTCTTGTACCGCAACCCCTCAAGGTAGGAACGGTCATTGACCTTCTTGTGCCAGAGGTGGAGGACAACACCTCCCTTGCAACGCAATTCACGCTTTCCAGTAACCCTGCGGATTTTGAACACGAACGCATCGTCTTCTGCACCCCAGCCAACAAACTCCTCGTCGAAACCACAGACCTGTTGGTAAGTTTCCTTGCTGAAACAGTTGATGAGTCCAGTCTGACGGGTGATAGGAATATTGGCGTTGTAACGCAGAGGGATGTCAACTGCATCGTGACGGCATTTCCTGCGGGTCTGTGCCTCGCTCAGGTAAACGCAGGTTTCGTACGGGAACACAAGAGGGACGTCATCACAGTGGTTATGAATGTTGTCCACAACTCCTGAATCTATCCAAGAGTCGGCATCAATCATCACGTAATGAGTGTAGTCTGGGTGGTTCTGAACGGCATAGTTAAGCAGGCCCGTCTTATGGAAGTTCGTATCCTCGATGTCAACCTTGTGATGAAAGGTGACTGGTGGAATCTTTGTAAGACCGTTCTGTTCGACAACGCAGATGTCAGCTTCGGGGTCAACCGCTTTAAGCTGTTCGATGGAAGCGGTAAAGTTCCTGATACGGCATGCGTCAGTAGAATAAAATGTGTAAATGTAGAGCAGCTTCATAATTATCTCATAAGATAAAGGATGTCCGCCTCGCTGATATTAGCGAACTGAAGTTCATTCTTGAACGACTGGATGATGTTCATGACACGGTCTGTATGGCCAGGGTGTGTACCGTACTGCATGTTCCTTGTCTTCTTGGTGTCCATGAAATAGAAGGACAGAATCAGGAAGATTGCACCCTCGGCAAACGAGCTTCCAAAGCCAGTTCCCTGCAAGATGGAACACGAGAAAAGGTCAGCAGAGCGTTCATTGTTGCGGGACACATTGTTCGTGTTGTCGTTGGTCCTGTCACAATGGCAAAGCATGATGTGACCAATTTCATGACCAAGGACGAACGTAATCATCTTGCGGGCGAGTTCCATGTAACGGGGATAGTTTTCCTTGACGAGGTATTCTGGAAAACGGCGGTAGAACGCATCAATCTTTTCTGGGATGATTGCATCCCATTCATCGCCATACGCAAAAACCTCGGTGAACACATGGCCGAAAAGCCATTTCAACGCCTTCTTTGCCTGAGACGCATTGTGGTTCCTCGTGAACTCACTGAATACTGCCGCACAGGTGCATAGAAGCAGGCTCAATCCCTCGAAAGTATAAACCCCGTACGAGTTGACACCATTTCTTGCAGCGAACGAATTTGCAATCATCTCTTCGCTGTATACGAACTTCACCCTGCTCATCTTGTCAAGATACGCCCTGTTTCGTGCGATGTAGCTGGAAGCATGTATCACGTTGATTGCATCGTCAACCATATCCTGAATGTTGTATTCAGGGGGGCTGACACGTTTTTTCCTGTAAGTTGAACAATCCATAGTGTACTCCTGTGTTAATTCTTTGCTTCCCAACCCATCCTTATCTTTCGCCGCATTCGGTACAACATAAGGTTGGCCTTGGACTTGCTGCAACGATGGGCTTCGGCATATATTTCGGTGGCCTGTTTAGGAGATTCCGTCGTGACAAGGTAGCCGTACATGTCCTGCATTTGTGGGTCGAAATCCTCGCACATCCTTGATGCAAACTGGAGCTTGCCCTGCGAGTCCGCATTAAACGGTTCGTTCGATGTCAGGTATTCTATCAAGTCTCCGTCAGCCCCCTGCTTTGTAACTTCCGTATAGGTTACGGTAACCTTCTTGGACGGATTTACATGCACAAGGGCATCATCCGATATGAACTTTTTGATGTAGCCGTGAAGGCACAGCACCATGTACGAGTTGAACGATGCGCCACCATCTGGGTTAAAATTTCTAACCAGCGTACTGAAATTCACATAAGGTATATGAACCAGTTCGTTGGCATCCAGTAAATACTGTTTAGCGTAATTGTTGTATAAGTTGATTAGATAAAGCGAGTAATTGCCGATTACAATGTCTCGATATAGGCGGTACATTTTCTTGTCATTGGGGTCTTCACTATTCAACAGCGTCTTGCACCGTCCAATGATGGAATTGATTATATTGCCTGTACTCACCATATTCAGTTTTGTTTTTAACGCACTTATGTATGTCTGTGATTTTTTATATGATTCGGATAGTACCTTTTTATCTACATACACCACTTCCTTTTTTATCATAGCTCCTCATGTAAGGAACGGTAGCTAGTCTATTTATCCAGAATTTTTGCATATATGTGTACCATTCCTCCTTATTTATAAGGAAATATAACACTTTTTATATATGATTGCAAGACTTTTTATACACAAAAAATTAAAGTCGGGTATTTCCCGACTTCTCTTATATTTCTTCTTTGATTCAACCATCCTGCATCGTAGCTTTCGACCGTTTTCCGTCTCCGCTATCCGCAGCTTTCTAGCATAGGGCGTTTCCTTCGCCTCGCTTATTTTTATGTATATCTGTTTCATTGTCTTATCCTTGCAGTATGCAGTCTTTGAGAAGGCTCATTGCCTGTGCTACGTCAGGGTCCATCGGCTCAGGCGATTTTACAGTCACCGCCTTTGTAGGTTCACCAGTGCCCCTCTTGACCAGCGTCGTCGTAGTTCCAGAAGGAGTGGAAACGCTGCTCGTACTAAGTTCCTTACGGTCATAGTCGGTCAACGGTTCAAACTCGTAACCGTGATTACGCTTGAAGCTTTCTATCGTGGCAAGAATGTCGTTGTGGCCATAGCCAGGAGCGTTGATTGCACGGCGGTTGAACTCCCCTATGACATCACGTTCCTTATAGAGGTTTTCATTGTGGTCGCTGTAACCGATTACGTTACCACCGACTATCATGCTCGGCAATGCGCTCTCAACTCCCATAATCTCATCCTACATGTCGGTTCCCATAAACCCACCTTAATCAAATCTAGTTTATACCGTTTCCCAAGTATCTTCGGCTGCAACGCTGTCATCAACGAATGTTCCAGCCTTCTTCATGTCGTAGATGTCCCTGCGAACCTTGTCCTCGAACTGTTTGAAAGTCTGGTTAACAATCTTGCTCATGCCAGCACCATCTAATGGCTTAATGGTGTATTCTGCAGAAATCGGCTTGCCGTTGTATGTGTTCGCCGTAGATACCAATATTTTAGTTTCGCTCATGAACGGGACAATATCGAACGCACCACCTAGGTCCTCGCTACCCCGATATCCATCGCTGAGAAGCTGATTGAGGTCTCCGTTAATTGTCGTCCTTATTTCAGTGTTCCATCCCATGTATGGCATAAGAACCCTTACCATGACAGCAGTCTCGTTAAGGACTTTCATCATGATTTTCACTTGGTCGGCATCAGCCCAAAAGAGGAATGTAAAGTATTCCTTCAAACGGGAAGCCAGTTTTGTTTTAATTTCATCTGTCATAACACTTCCTTTACAAGAACTGTCTCAGATACGGATTGGCACAGATGACCGCCACCGAAAGCTTCTTGTTGTGGAGCTTTACCGTCTGGCGGTGCCTGATACGTTTCTTCTTCAAGGGAGCTCTCTGCTCCTTGCCATCGGCGTCCTGCGTTGCAGGTTCGATGACATCAGCTTCCTTCACTGGGAGGCTATCTTCCTGAACGGAAACGGATTCCGTATATTTTTGTCGTCTTGTCATGTCGTCCTCCTAATTTAGATAAAAACATCACGACCGTCAAGGATTAAGTAGACAAATCAGTCATCATGAACGGCCTTGCGGATTCGTTCTTGATTTCTTCTAGCTTCTTATCGTTGATTTCTTTCCAAGTGGTATAAATCGTCTGTCCGTTCACCGTACCACCACCAGGCAGGGTAACCGTGTCCTTCATAAGGATGATGCCGAGCTGCATGCCAGCCCTAGACACCACGAAGTCCCTGAACAGCGGGTTGGCAAACACTTCTGCCTGCTTAGCCTTCAAGTAAACCCTAGCGATTGCATTCCTGTCCGTTTTCGGAGTAGGATAGACACGCATACGGTGTTCGACTGGGTGCAACTTGACGCTGTACTGCGTACCGACAATCTTCTTAACATCCTGTAAGTACCTAAGGGCGCCTGCATAGGTGATAAGGTCGAACTGTCCCAATCCACCGAGACCAGCACCTCCTACACCCATCAGGGATTCACCTGGGCCGATATCCCATGCCATCATCGGGCTGAACGTGTTACCGTAGCTCGGGTTCAAATCGACAAGCTGATACACATTGTCTGGAACCCTGTACTCGATGATTCCCTGTTTAAGGTGGATAACCATGTAGTCGCTATAAGTTGCTTCGGACTGCATATAGCGGTAGAAGTAGTCGAGAGAGTCCTGAATGGCCATAGCGATATGGCCAAGGCCGTTTCGGTTCTCCACTTCCATCTCGATTTCCGTCGCAGGATAGCCAAGTCTAGCCTTGATGTACTCGGTGATATCGTCACGAGTCATCAACATCGTTGGCAGCGGGTCTGGCGGCAAAGTGTAAATGTCGGGATTTCTACGCATTACGCAATCTTCCTCTCTGGGAACCTAGAATAGATTTCTTGGTCTCCCGTCTTCAAAGTGATGTTGAACAGTGGCTTGCCCGTCTTGTTGGACGTAACGTTGATTCGGCCCTTCATTCCGCCATCGGGGGTATGTGAAATCCCGATGCTGAAATCCTTGGTCGAATTTATTTGTTCAGCATTGATTCCGAACTGCGGCGTGTAGTACATATCAAGGTTAGCCAAGATAAATTCCTTCAACGCCTGCTTGGACTCGAACTTCTGAATCCTACCGTCAACCAACTCGTGGTGCAACCAATATGTGAATCGGTTGACGAGGTGGGGGGTACGGGCATATATTTCCTCGATTCCCCTGAACGTGAAAAACATCTGCGGGTGCTCTGGGCTGAAATAAATGAAGTTAGCCTCGGGATGCTTGAAACATTCCTCGAACAATGCGGACACGACGGCTGATTGGGCCTCGGTCAGTCCAAGCTTGTCGATGCTGTTATAGAACATTGCCGCTTTGTCAAGACTATCGTTCATATTGACCCGTGAGTTAAACGTCCTTGTTTTCAAAGAAACGGATGAGGTGATACTTGACTGCCGTCAAGCTGTCAATGAAACCATCAAGCGTACCGTTAAGGCCAAATGTCTCGAAGTGCTCAAGCTGGGAACGGAATTCGGAAATCTTGTCAAGGTCTTCATCGACAGATGCAAGGAAAGCACCCTTGTCCGTCAGGTTAGGAACCTTGCCAGACCATACCTTGAAATCAATGGCCTCGTTGTATGTCGCCTGCAATGTTTCCGCAACCTTGTCCTTAGTGTCCTGATAGAGTTCGTAGCATTCCTGTGCCTTCTCGTGCAGGGCCTTGCTTTCTGCATTCCAGTGGTATTGCTGGTATGCGTTCTGCTTGGCGTTCATGAGCGTCAGGATGTTGTACATGATGGCCTTGGCACCTTCGTCAGCGTTCGGTTCGTTTGCGGCAGTCTCTGGGCTTTCGTCAGGTTCAAAATCAGGAGGGTCATCATTGGGAGCGTCAAACTCTTCGTCAGACTTTTCGCCCTCATCGCCGTCGTCCTCAGGGTCAGTATCAGGAGCTTCAAATTCAGTTTCTGGTTCCTCTGGCTCTTCGTCTTTCTTCTTTTTGCCCTTTTTCTTGCCTTCTTCATCGTCATCCGAGTCGTTTTCGGCTGCCTCGTAGATGGCGTTGTGAATAGCAGCCACCGCATCAATAGTGCATTGGTCAATGCCAGCTTGCTGCATTGATTCCACAAAAATTTTATACGGATTCATATTACTCCTCAGTAATGAACTAACAATAGTTTATACCTCGGGGTCCCAAAAAAGAAAGCCTACGGCATTAGCCGTAGGTCACTTCGTTGCTTTTATTCACTTTTCTGCGGGATTTCATCTTGTCTATGACATAATCGCTCAACTCGATGAAGTCTGGGAAGAACATTCGGTCGCATTCAGCCATAGATGTAGACGTTTCCGCCGTCACGTATATCTTACGCTTCTTTAGGCTTGCTAATCTGTATCGAGGAAATGAATGTAGAATACCGAAAGGGGAACGGGGTCACCGTCACACCTCCGCATGTAGGGCACGTATGTGCAACCATCGTCTTGGTCCTGAAAGAGCATTTAGACAATTCGGACAAGAACCTGCATGAGTCATCCTTGTTCAGGTTACCAATGAAATCTATCTTTGACTGCATCGTATAGCAACCTGGGATGTCAACGACAAGAGCCAAGTTCAATAGGGCGAGATACGGCTTGGTCGGCTTGAAACCCTGTTGTTTCCAAGTTTCCATCTGCTCCTTGTAAGCATAGTCATGGTATCTGCGTCTTACATAGACCTCGACTGCGTTAACTCCACCGATTTTTTCGATGGGGTGATAGCCATATTCCCTATAAAGTTCAAACAGCTCGGTCGGGTCAGTATTCGGATGGAACCTCATGTTTGTAAAGTCGATTTTGTAGCCAGGGTCATCGACGACGGTTCCGCAATGTTCGCATCTAAACTTTGTCCATGTGTACGGGTCTTTTGGGAAAGTCGATGCACGAAGATACTGCAAGGTGTATATTTCATCACCAGTCAATATTTCTTTTGGACCACCAGGGCAACGGGTTCGGCGACCGAGGATTTCGGTAATAGAATCCATCTTGTTTTCGTTGTCCATGTTTTCGACCATCAGCATGTCGATTAGTCGCAACGGCTGGGCCAGCATCGGTGTTTGGTAGAACATTCCCTTTGACGGAAGTTCATCTAGCGGAAGAAAATCTTCCTCGTTTGTCTGTGGTGGTTCATGTACGGCAACTATTGGTGTCTGAGAAGGAACCGCTACCTGCGGCTGTTGAGGAATGGCTGCTTGGGGAGCGAACCCCTGCTGTGGTTCCTGATTGACTGGGGGAGGAACCCTGTTGGCGGCAGCCTGAGAATACTTGCGGGCAAGCTCTTCACCAGACATGTGATGCACGTCGTTCGGAGGATTTTCGCCTTTCTCATGATAGAACATCGAATCGTATTGCTCGTCAGTAACATGAGGGGTACGGGCATCCATTGCAGGGAATATCTTGTGCGGGTCAAACCATCTTTGCCGTTCGGCAGGTTTATTTTCCGTTTCCTGTTCTGGCTCTTCAATCTTGAAGGACTTCTTAACAGGCTTGACTATCTTCACAGATTGTCTTTCATTAACAACTTTCCTTTTCGGAGGTTCCTGAAAAATCATTGAC